GTGACGAAAACACCACACAGCAGATCGATATCGAGGCTGTGAGAAATGAAGCACGGGATGCAGCGATTGCCCAGGAACAGGGCCGTATTTCTGCAATCAACGGCATGGCAAAAGACGCGCCGTATTTACGCGAAATCGCTGACAAGGCATTGGAAACCGGCGTTCCACTGGACGAGTTCCAGCGGCAGGCGATTGATGTCATCAAAAGCGAACTGAAGGCAAAACCGACAGCAGTTCCTGACGCACCGATCCGGGCTGCGGACATGACCCAGCGCGAGCAGAAACAGTATTCTCTTTTCCGCGCTATCCATGCCCAGGTTTCGGGGGATTGGAGCAAGGCCGGTCTGGAGCGTGAAGTTTCTGACGACATCGGCCAGAAGGTCGGAACGTCGAACGGCGGATTCTATTTGCCGACCGATATGCCTTGGGGACAGCGCGACATGACTGTTGGCACGAATACCGCCGGTGGTTTCCTCGTCGGCACCGATCACATGGGCAGTTCGTTTATCGATGCTCTCCGCGCCAGAATGGTCACGATGAGTCTCGGGGCGCAGTTGATCCACGCGACTGGAAATATTTCAATTCCGGCGATGAACGCTACGACAGCAGTTAGCTGGATCTCCGAAGGCAGCGCACCCACCGAGGGGGCTCCAACGGTTCGACAAGTGGCACTCAGCGCGAAAAACGCGGCAACATTTGTGGATATTTCGAGGAACCTATTAATCCAGTCAGACCCCTCTGTCGAGGGCATGATTCGCAACGATATTACGATGGGGATCGCCCAGGCACTCGATTCTGTTGCACTGAACGGGGGCGGATCGAACGAGCCGTCTGGAGTTCTGCAAACCACTGGGATCGGGTCTGTGACTCTGGCCGATCAGGTTTCGCCGAAACTGCCAACATGGGGTGAGGTGATCGACATCGAAACCGAAGTGAGCCAGGACAACGCACTCACTGGAAATCTGGCCTATGTCATGCCTCCGGCTATCGCTGGCGGGTGCAAACAGACGGCTAAAGATTCTGGCTCCGGTCTGTTCATCATGGACGGCAGCACCGTCAACGGATACCCCGTTGCGGTCACCAGCAACTGCCCGGCTGACACCATCATTTTCGGCAACTGGAATGATCTGGTGATTGCTCATTTCGGTGCAGTCGAAGTCCTGACGGAACGCAGTGCGTCAACCGGCATTCTGACGATTGGTGTTCACCTCGCATGTGATGTTGGGGTCCGCCACGCGCAGTCTTTTGCTAAAGGCGTCTAGTTAGTTGTTGAAAACCGATTCTGCTCCCGGCCTCGTGCCGGGGGTGGGATTTCAACCAGGAGAACGAATGAAAGTCACCATTGTCCGGCAGACATCGGCAGGCGGTTTTGATTTGAAAGTAGGCGACACAGTGGAACTGTCCTCAGAGGACGCGATGCAACTCATCGCGATGGGCAAGGCTGTTCATCCCGCTGAAGCTGCACCGAAAGTTGAGAGTCGCGAGGGTGCCGTCAAAAAACGGCGTTCAACCAGGAAAAAGTAAATGCCTCTGACCGAGGAATTGTCCGAATTTTTTAATGTCGGGGATCACGCAACAGCGGTCACGTTTACGCCAGCAGGCGGCAGCGCGACTACGGTCAACGCGATCTTCCAGAATGAATTCTTTGCCATCGACGGAGGCGAGGTCGCCGTCAATGGAACACAGCCGATTGTGGTCACTAAGTCCAGCGATGTCACCGGGATCGCAAACGGCGATACGTTCACGATCAACTCTACCGGGTACACCGTGGTTCGGGTGGAACCAGACGGGACCGGCGTCACACAAATCGCCCTGGACGAAACCTGATGGCACACGCTCGCCAACAGATCCGCGAACAGGTCGGCACTACAGTCAGTGGTCTGACGACGACCGGGACGAGGGTGTATCAGTCGAGAGTCCACAATCTCGCCGAGGCGAATTTGCCGGGTCTGCTGGTCTACACCACAGCGGAAGAATCGAGTCCGGATTCGTTCGGAGTCCCGCGATCCATGACCCGGAATCTGACGCTGGTGATCGAGGGTTACGCGAAGACAGCGACGAATCTGGATGACACGCTCGACACCATCGCCTCTGAGGTCGAGGCAGCAATGGCGGGTGACCGAACAGTCACAGGCTGGGCAGTCACATCGCACCTGACCGGCACCGAGATCAGCCTGACGGGTGATGGCGATCAGCCGGTGGGAGTGGTTTCGATGAGTTATTTAGTGACATATCGCACGAGCGATCTGGACCCAGATACATCGCTTCAATAATGGTCAAAATTATGAAGTTAATCGAGATGGAGTCACCGCACGGCACGGGCCGAATGAGTGTCCACCCGGATCGGTTGGCAAGTTACGAATCACGCGGCTGGACACGGGTTGAACCAGCCTCTAAACCCAAACCCAAACCCAGCGAGGATTAATCATGGCAGTCATTTCAGGAACAAACGGGTCGGTTTATTTAGGAACCGACAAAATAGGCGAGTTGAACTCAGCGACTCTCAGTATCACCCAGAATTCCGAAGAATCATTTGGTTTCGGCGATTCCTGGGTCAAGACCACCCCGACGAGCAAAACATGGTCGGTCGAGGCGTCAGGTTTTCATGACCCGAACGATTCAACCGGGCAGGCTGTTCTGGTCACCGAAGTTCTCACCGGTGATTCATCGGTCACGATCAATGTCAGAACCGAGGGCAACACGAGTGGCGACGACGAATACACCGGAACGGTCAAACTCGGAGAGGTGTCGATTGAAAACGCGGCTGATGGCCTGATCGGGTTTTCGTTTTCCGGTACAGGTGACGGAGCGTTGACGCTGGGAACCGTTAGCTAATGGCATTCACATCAATTGATCGGGCCGAAACCGTCCGTGTGGTGGTTTCCACCGACCCGGCAATTGATGCAGATGGCAGTGATTTCGAGAAATACGGGGAGGACTTTGACGAGTCGCACCTGAAATTCAAACCGGGCGAGGAACCGACGAGGTTTGTGCTGGGGCCGATCTCGTATCTGAAGTTTCAGGGGATTAAAGACCGCCACATTTCGTTCGATGTCGATCCAAGCGGAACCCAGGCGATCAAGACGAACCTGTTCGGGCTAACTGGGGAAACTTTGGCGCAGTCGCTCCGCAAGATCGAGAACGGGCCATTTCAAGTGAAGTTAGTCGGTGGCCGCGCTAATGATTCGACGATGGATAAGTTATTCGCGATAGGGGTCGTTGAAGAACTTGGGTCGATTGCTCTCGAAATGAACGGGTTCGGGGATGACGATAAAAAAAAGTTCTAGGCGCGATCATTCAAACGAGGGTTCAGTTCTCGTGCCTGACTTGCACAGCTCACGACAAACAAAATCGGGGGTGCTGGACTAAATCGAGGGGGCCGATCATGACCCACGGCATCAAAGGCTCTGTAAACCGATGCCCAGTGATTGACGCATTCGAAATGCGAACTTATATGGACGTTTTTAGATACTGGCAGTCGGGGCAGTATCCGAACCCAGGAACCTGGGCCGACCAACCGAATCGTCTGGTTAAAATTATGGAATGTATTGATGGCACTCTCGCGGACTCAGGTTAAATTTCTCATCACAGCCCAGGACAAGGCGTCTCGCGTCTTGCGCCGGGTTCGAAGCGTATTCTCCAAACTGGGCAAGACGCTGAACAAAGTTGGGCGCGGCATGAAAGGCGCGTTCGGCGGCATGTTCAAAATGTTGTTCAATCTGAAGACCGCCCTGCTCGGGTTTGCAGGTGTGGCAGGTCTCGGATTCGCCATCAAACAGTCGATGAGTTTAATCGACACGCTCGGCAAGACTTCCAAGAAACTGGGAGTCACTTCGCAGGAACTCCAGAAACTTCGGTACGCCGCCTCACTCGCTGGGGTCGGTCAGCAGACACTCGATATGTCGATTCAGCGATTCGTTCGACGAGTCGGCGAAGCTGCGAATGGCACGGGTGAAGCGAAAAAAGCTCTCGAAGAGATGGGGATCACGTTGCGGGGGTCGGATGGTCGGATTCGGTCGGTAACATCTCTGCTGGGTGATGTCGCGAATGCGTTCTCGAAGCTGAAAGACAGCGCAGACCTCGCTAGGTTATCTCAAAAACTGTTCGACTCGGAGGGTGTCGCACTGCTCGGCATGTTATCGGCTGGTAAAACATCATTCGATGCGGTCATGCAGTCTGCCGAAAAACTCGGGTTCATTCTCAAAGACTCAACAGTAGCGGGTGTCGAGGCGGCGAATGATGCGCTGACCCGTATGGGCCTCGCATTCGGCGGGGTCTGGCACAAACTGGTGGGTTCACTCGCCCCCGCGTTTGAAAAGTTCGGTGATTGGTGGAGCGAGTTTGGCAGTACATTCTCTGCGGTGATCCAACCAGCGTTCGATCT